ACGGATAAAGATTTAGAAGTAATCGAATTGCCGAAAGTATCTACTATAAAAGTAAGTACCCTTTCAAGTCTTGTAGAACTTTTAGAACTAGAAAAATTTGCATTCGCAAGTCCTATTTTAGTGCAGATAGAAAATCCCGTAAGAATTTTCGTGCATTGCGGAATCAACGATGCTGACAGAAACAGAGAATGTCCGTATATCGCAGAATTTCGCCCTGTCGGATTTGATTTCGGTCGTTGGATGAGCTACGAACAAATGATGATAGCGCTTAAATCCAAATTCGTTGAAACGCCTGAGCTGCTTGAAGTCGTTAAGCTTCTCGGTACTATCACCGAAGAAAACAACATGAAGTTCGAAGATGACGGATTCACGCAGACAGTAACGGTCAAAAAAGGTATTGCCCTTAAAGACAACAAGGTTATCAATCCGAGAGTAACGCTCATTCCGTACAGCACGTTTAATGAAGTTGAACAGCCAAAGCGTGAATTTTTGCTTAGGCTTAATGGTTGCGGAGAAGTGGCACTATTTGAAGCAGACGGCGGAGCGTGGAAGCTTGAGGCGTGTGAAAGTATAGCTAATTATCTCAAAGAAAATCTAAAAGGCACATCAGACGTTTATGTTGTCAGATAACGCAGAGCGTATAAAAGAATCGGTAACGATGCGTGAATGCTTAAACGCATACGGCTATGAAATTAACAGGGGCGGCTTTATTTGCTGCCCTTTTCATAGCGAAAAAACGCCGTCATGCAAGGTGTATGAAAAAAGAATAAAATGCTATGGGTGCGGTGCGAGCGCTGACGTTATAGCATTCGTCGGTCACATTTTTGGATTAGATTTCAAAGAATCTATCAAGCGTCTTAATGATGATTTCAGACTGGGACTTGATTTTGGGGACAGCTCGCCGAAAGCTAAGAGAGAAGCGCAAAAGAGAATCGAAGAACGCCGTAGAAAAGAAGCTGAAAAGAAGAGGAAGGACAAGGCGTTGATAGAAAAATGCAAAACGTGTAAATCATGTCTTTACGCTTTGGAAGAGCTTAAGCCACCTACAGAATTTGACTTTCTGCACCCCGATTTTGTGTACGCATTAAATAACGCAGAAAGACTAAAGTATGAGATCGACTGCGAAATGGGGAGGGTTGGCATATAACTAAAACAGATAAAACAGAAATTGTTGCCTATACGTTTGAAGATTTTGCCGAAACCTCCAAGCCGTATGAGGCAGTATATAAATTTATAAAGTCTCCGTTTGAACATCAAAGGCAGATAGATCGTATGGCAAGAATTGCTAAAAGCGTAGGCTACCCCACATTTAAAGGTACATATAAGGAATACATAAAATCCGTAAATCAGTCAGCACACGGCAACACTCAGATTACTCAGAATCCTACAGATTTCACAGGTGCAGAGATACAGCTTGAAGCCGGACGCTGGCAATGTACTGACAACGGTGTGTATTTAGCAGACGGCTGGGAAGAACGCTGTGCCTGTCATCACCCGATATTACCTATCGAGTGTTGGGAAAATATCGACACAGGAGAAGAAAAACTTAAGCTTGCTTATCGCAAAAGGGCTATATGGCGGACTGTAGTTGTAAGCAAGGAAATCCTATACAGTTCAAACAAAATAACCGCTTTGGCTTCAAGGGGTGTTGACGTTACAAGCGAAACAGCAAAAAATCTTGTTAATTATCTTCAGGAGATAGAACAGTTCAATCTGAATGTTATACCTGTTAAGCAGAGCGTATCACGGCTAGGTATGATAGCAGATAACGGCTTTTCGCCGTATGTTAAAAATGTTATGTTTGACGGTGAGAGCGAATATGAGAAGATTTATCGCTCTGTTGCAAAGTCCAAAGGTGATTCCGATGCTTGGCTTAAAACTGCAAGGGAGTGCCGCAAAATGAGCCTTACAGCAAGAATAATGCTTGCCGCATCATTTGGAAGTATAATTGTAAAGCTTGTCGGCTCACTTCCGTTTTTCGTCCACTTATGGGGCGGTTCGGGAACAGGTAAATCCGTAGCGCTTATGCTTGCGGCTTCCGTTTGGGCTGATCCTGAATTTGGAACATACATACAGACCTTTGACAGTACCGGCGTAGGTCATGAACGCACTTGCGCCTTTTTGAATAATCTGCCTTATTGCATAGATGAACTTCAGCTCGCAAAAGATAACCGGGGTAATACAGCGTTTAACGTATACAAATTGGCTCAGGGTGTAGGACGCACACGGGGAAAAAAGACAGGCGGAATAGAACAAGCACCGACATGGAGCAACTGTATTTTAACAACGGGAGAAAGCCCTCTTACGAGCCTTTCTTCGGGTGCAGGAGCTATCAACCGTGTAATAGACATTGAATGCAGCGAAAAGGAACAGGTTATTTCCGACGGTCAAAGAATATCTCATGAATTGCGTGACAATTTTGGCTTTTTTGGAAGAACATTTGTCGAACTTATCATGGAGGACAGCAGTTTAAAAGAACAGATACGGCATACTCAGCAAAAAATATTTAACGAACTTTCTAAGAAGGATACTACCGAAAAGCAAGCGGCGGCAGCAAGCATAATTCTCACCGCCGACTATTTTACGACGGAGATGTTTTTTAAAGACGGTTTAAGAATTACAGTCAATGATATATGCGAGTTTTTACAGTCTAAAAACAGCGTTTCCGCAGGTCTCAGGGCATATCAATTCATGTGCGACTGGGTATCTATCAACAGCAATAAATTTATAAATGCCGATTCAACCGCAGATAAAAGCGAGTTTTCCACCAGCGAGGTTTACGGCGTTATTCAAAGCGGTTACGCATATATAGTAAAAAGTAAATTTGTCGCTGTTTTGGAATCTGAGGGCTTTTCGTACAATCTTGCAAGGAGCTACCTAAAACAAAACAATTTGATACTTTTGCGTGGACGGAATTGTACACGAGGAAAGCGTATTAATGGAATTAACACAGAATGTATCGCCATGCGGCTTCCCGATTATGACGGCGGAGAAGTCAAAGAAGCTGATACCGCACCGCTGTGATGTGGGACGATGTGGGGCATTGTGTGACAGTAAAACAGTCCGCAAAGCTCGAAAATACGAGCTTGTGGGACTGTGGGACTTGTGGGACACAAAAATACATCATTTATATTTGTGTACATACATAGCCTGTTAAGTATAAAATCATACACTTTCACAGCTATATAAAAAAGTGTGCAGATTTGTCCCACAGTCCCACAACATGTCGCAAACGCAATCTACAAAAGGGTTTGTGAAGTGGGACAGCAGTCCCACGCTGTTTCACACGTCCCACAAAAAGATATAAAGGAGTGAAAAAGTGAATATAAAGTTACGAAATTATCAGCAAGAATGTATTGACATTATAGATCAAAGGCATTCCGGCAGATATTTAATACAAATGGCAACAGGTTTAGGAAAGACTGTTACCTTTGCAAATATAAAACGTGAGGGCAGGATGCTTATCATCTCTCACCGAGAAGAACTTGTAAAACAGCCTCTTAAATATTTTGACTGTTCTACAGGAATTGAGATGTCAAAGGAAACATCTCACGGCGAAGAAGTTGTTTCCGCAAGCGTTCAAAGTATTATACATAGATTAGATAGATTTAACTCGAACGATTTTGATGTAATAGTAGTCGACGAAGCTCATCATGCGGCAGCAAAGAGCTACAAAAAGGTCATAGAACATTTTAATCCAAGACTATTATTAGGATTTACCGCAACGCCTAACAGAGCAGACAGTGTAAGGCTTAGTGACATATTTGATGAGATCATATTTAAACGTGATCTAAAATGGGGAATTAAAAACGGCTATCTTTGCGACATACTCTGCAAGCGTGCAGATATAGGGTTTGACTTATCGGCGGTACATACACGTCTTGGTGACTACGCTCCGGGAGAGCTTGATAAGGCAATGGACGGAACGGCAGACGCAATAGCGCAGGTATACCGTGAACAAGCTAAGGGCGCAACTCTTATTTTCGCCGTATCGGTAGATCAGGCTAACGAGATCGCAAGCAAAATAGAGGGTGCTGAGGTTGTAACAGGCGGAACTAAAGACAGAGCAGATATTATACAGCGATTTACAAGCCGTGAAATACCTTGTCTTGTAAATTGCATGGTATTTACTGAGGGTACTGATATACCGCTCGTTGAAACTGTAATAATTGCTCGTCCTACTCAATCAGACAGCCTTTACACTCAAATGGTCGGCAGAGGTTTAAGATTACATCTCGACAAGGACAAGCTTACACTTATAGACTGTGTAGGAATTACAGGTAAAGCATCACTTTGTACAGCTCCGAGCTTGCTCGGCATAGACACGTCTGACGTACCTGAGAGCCGAAGCGATGCGCTTGAGGGAATGCTGTTTGAATTACCTGAAAAGATAGAGGCGGCAAGTGATTGTCCGCAGTCATGGATTAAAAATATCAAGATAGTTGATTTATGGGCTAAAGAACAAAATTACAACACGCATAATGTCAACTGGTTTCGCAAGCCTGACGGTTCTTTTGTTTGCAGTTTGCCGAACAAACAAAAACTGAGGATAGAATCGCCTGACGAGTTGGGAACAACTATTTACGACGGCAAGAAACTTGATATGCAGGAAGCTTTCGACATGGCGTACGGGACTCTTTGCAGTCAGCACAAAGAAAGCAAGATGATATGGGATCTGACATCTGCCAAACGTTGGGGATCAGCTCCGGCAAGTGAAAAACAGATACAGCTTATACGTCGCAAGAGTAAAAAAATCGTTGCTGAAAGTGATTTTGACATTAACAATATCACTAAGCTTGAAGCCAGTCAGATACTTAACAGACTTATAGGGTAGGTGCAGTATGAAAGAAACAGACATACAAAAGGCGGTTATAAAGTGGAGTCAACAAGCGTCAGTAAGGAGGGCTTTTCCCGATTTAAAAATGCTGTATCATATACCAAACGAGCGTTTGTGTTCCGGCAAACAAGGTATGGAACTTAAGCGCATGGGAGTAAAGAAAGGCGTTCCCGATCTTTGCCTTCCTGTACCATCAAAAGGATTTCACGGGCTTTACCTCGAACTCAAAACCAAAACGGGCAAGCCGTCAGATGAACAGCTGTGGTGGATAAGTGCGTTACAAGCAAGAGGATATATGACTGCGATATGCTACAGCTATGAAGAAGCGATAAACACACTTGTTGCTTACCTTTCGGGAAAGGATCATATAAATGGTTGTTAAAAACGATTTGATGAATAGGGCTGACGAAATAAATATGCTAGCGTTCAAAAAAATTCCGCTAGAAGGGGAATGTAATCTTGCGGAACAGTTGCTATATTTATCTTTGCTAAAATTGTACTTTTTGTACAGTCACGAGCAAATAACTAAGTCAGAAGCCAAGAAACGGAAACAGAGCCTTGTAAACTCGTTTGTGGATACTAGCTACAACATTGAACTATACAAGGTGCAGGCGCAAAGACATCATGTATTTTCAAAACATTTTCAGGAGATAAAAAACAACGGCTGTGAAGTTTGCAAGAAACTAGACAAGATTCTTTGCGGATTAGAACAAGATTGAGGAGGTAACAATTGATAAACAAAACTAATTTTACTGAATTAAAACCGGGAGAGTTTTTTGTTCGTGATTTAAACGGAATACCAGAGTTATTTGTAAAACTGAACAAAAAAAAGCACATGATAATTGTATGTGTTTAGCAGACCAGTCATATCATTTACTCTGTGGTTTCAACTTAGTTGAAAAAGTTACAAATTATATGATATTGACAGATCATATTAGCACAGCAGTCGGAAGATTTAAAGATAACTCCGAAAAAGCGTTGAGGGAGTGTGAGGAGAATGTATAAAACAATCAGGCTATGTGATTTTTGCGGAAAAGAAATGCCACCTATTGAAGACAGCGAACTATTATTAAGTGCAACACAGGAATGGGATTTGCACGGTTGGAGCATTTGTGAAACTTGTGCGTTGAAATTGGATAATGCGTTTTTAAAATTTAAAAATCAAGTGTTTAGTTCGATGATTGGAGCGTGAGGAGAAATGAGTTATTCGGAAAAACCAAACAGGTATGAACTAAAACCCTGTCCGTTTTGCGGCGGGAAAGCGAAGATTAACAAAATTGAACAAGGGCGGCTGTATGAAGTTGAATGTCAATATTGTTATGCTAATGTGTACGATGATACGATTGATGATGTAATCGAATACTGGAACAGGAGGGTTCAAAATGCGTGAAATTTTGTTTAGAGGGAAAACAGTAAAAGAAGAATGGGTATATGGTCTATTATCCCATGTCGGTAATGCGTGGTATATTTCCAACAAAGCGGGTACACCGCTAGCGTACGAAGTTATTCCGTCTACTGTCGGGCAGTACACAGGATTAACCGACAAGAACGGCACAGATTATTTTTTAGGGGATATAGTTAGCTGGAATAATGAAATCGGAGTAGTAAAATATGGCGACTTTAATCCGAGATATTACGCCAAAGACATATATCATTCATGCAAAATCAAAGGAGTTTTTGTAGAAACCGTTGACGGTAAACAGTTGGTTTTACCAACAAAAAGCCGTGCTAAAATTATCGGCAACATCTATGACAATCCCGATATTTTATCGAATTATTTGGCACAGGGTTATAAAGTCGTAACGGTAAATAAAATAGCGGATAAAACCTGCGAAATTTAGAGTATATTTTAGAATTAGATGATAAATTGAAAAGAACGGACGGTGACTAAATGTTTCAAGCGTACATAGCGGTTTTACGAGAACAACAGGAAAAGAAAGGAGATTAAATGACAACAGCTGATCTAAAACAATACCGAAGCATTTGTTTGGAAATAAATGATCTTGAAGACGAGATAAAGGGAGAATATGTAGGTGATTCGGTTACGTCTGCAAGCGGGTTCCCATATAGCAAACATACGGTACATATCGAAGGGTATAAGCCTAGCGGCGGTACGGTATCAAAGCTTGCGAGGTTGTCGGAGCTGAAAGCGCAAAAGAGCGAGATCGAAGAGTTTGTGAAAAGTATTAAGAAATACACAATACGCAAAGCGGTTAAGCTATATTACATAGATCCTATCGCTGACGGTGAGGACAAGCCGACATGGGAAACGGTTGCGGATAAAATAGGGTACGGTGTTACATCATCATCTTTAAAGATGTCGGTAAAAAGATTTATAAAAAATTCGTGATTTGTTACTAATGTTACACATGTTACTTTTAAGTGTGTTATAATTTAAACTGAGGAAAGTATATATCCACATGCTTATCCCATTTTGAGAAGCTAGCGGTCTATTCAGTTGGCGGATAGATCGCAATATTGCAGAATAGATCAGCGGCAAGCTCGCCTGCCTCATAAGCAGGAGGTCACAGGTTCGAGTCCTGTTTCTGCAACCAGTCGGATTTTCCGACAACATCATTATGTTCTCCTTATGTGCCGCTTCCCCCTTATGGCGGCACATGAATACTTAGCTCTGCTCCGGCAGGGCTTTTCTTATATCAAAAAAAGCAAAAGGATGGTGAGATCGTGCCAAGAGGACAGCCTAAAAGATTTAGCAGTGGTAAACAACTTATCGCATTGTTTCGTACATTTTGCGACGAAATTGTTGACGATAACTTTAAACGTGTACCTAATCAAACAAACTTTTGTAATTGGCTTTCTGAGCATTATAACGCTTGCGACAGAAAAACAATTTATAACGCATTAAACAAATACTTCCCCACCGTAAAAAAAGAATTTGAGCAAATCCAAAGTGATATAATCGCAGAGGGTGCAATGCTTAGCAGGTATCAAAGCACTATGTCTATTTTTGCATTAAAAAACTGGTGTCGTTGGCAAGATAAACCGTCAGACGAAGAAACCGACACAAGTAAATTCGCTGAACTTATAGAGGGGCTGAAAGATGAATAAAATATACTCACCTAAGCAAAGAGAACTGCTCAGACTTTGGCAACAAAACAGATTAAAACGATTAAATATACTCGAAGGCTCTGTACGTTCGGGGAAGACATGGGTATCTTTAGCGTTATGGGCGTTTTGGGTAGCATCCTCACCGAAAGACAAAACATATATGATGTGCGGTAAAACGCTGACAACGTTAAAACGTAACTGTCTATATCCGTTGCAAGAAATGATCGGCGAAAAGAATTTTACATTTTCAACATCGGCAAAAGAAGCTTTCCTTTTCGGGCGTAAAATTCTTTTAGAGGGAGCGTCCGACAAACGCTCTGAGGGTAAGATACGAGGCGTAACGCTCATGGGTGCTTACTGTGACGAACTAACGCTATTCGATGAGGACTTTTTTACAATGCTCCTCTCTCGTTTGTCCGAATCGGGAGCAAAGCTGATTGCAACAACTAACCCCGACAGCCCACATCATTGGCTATGTAAAAACTACCTGAACAATGACGATTTAGATTTGCTGACCGTAAAATTTTTACTGGACGATAATGTTTTTCTGGACGAAGATTACCGAACAAACCTAAAAAAAGAATACACGGGCGTTTTTTACAGCCGTTTTATTTTAGGGCAATGGGTAGTCGCCGAAGGCGCAATTTACAAGGAATTTACCGAACACAAAGACGAATTTATAATTAAACGGTCGGAAGTTCCGGGATTAAAATACATACAGTTGGGCGTTGATTTCGGCGGAAACAAATCAAAACATGCTATTACAGCAGGCGGATTTACAAATAGGTTGGATGAAGTATATGCCCTGAAAGCAAAATCCACGCCTGCACACGGAGTTACAGTTGATGAGGTAGTAAATAACATTTTAGCCGTTGCAGACGAAATACACGACAAATATGGATTTGTAGACGGCATTTATTGTGACAGCGCCGAACAGGCTATTATAAACCAATTACGCAGTAAATCCCCCTACCCTGTTTATAATTCAATCAAAAATGAAATAATAGACCGAATACGCTGTGAGAATATGCTGATTTCTTCACGGCGTTTGCATTTGGTAGAAAATGAATGCGACGACCTGATAGACGGTTTGGAAACTGCCGTATGGGACGATAAAAAAATGAAAGATACTAGACTCGACAACGGCACAAGCGATATAGATATTTTGGATAGTTTTGAATATATGTTTGAACCGTATATAATTTACCTGACACAAGGAGGCAACTAACATTGTGGCAACAGATTAGGCAGATACTACGAATTTTGTTTAATAAATCACCGACTGCTACGGACGAAGAAATATACCGTAACAAACGAAATATGTCAGCGTATAAAGACATAACAGATTTAAACCCGACAGCGATATTTGCAAATGCGCTGTCTGTGTTGGCGTTCGGTGATAGTTCGGTCAGCATTACAGACGCAAACGGCGGCAGCACACGCAGAACTGAATTACTGGACGAAATTGCACAAAAACATTGGAAAACCATAAAACAGAATATAGCTGTCGGAAACGGCTGCGGAATGATTGCAGCTATCCCCTATTCCGTCAATAACGGTTTAGGGCGAAAGGTTTATATTGATGTTGTGTCAAAAGATCGTATGTTTGTAACAAGCGTACAGGGCGATGAAATAACGGGTATTACCGTTTTAGCAGACCACAGACAGATAGGATACAAGGATTATTACCGTTGGACTGATTATGCTGTCAGCAACGGCATATACACTATCACACAGCGAGCGACAAAAGATCAAACGCCATGCCCGTTGGACGCTGTACCCGATTGGGCTAACATAGACGAAATCGTTAAAATATCGGGCGTTGACAGATTGCCGATAGGAATTTACAAATGCCCGACCAGTAACAGGCGACCGACAACCATAGACGGCGTACCGATTACTTACGGCTGTGAGAAAACTATACAGCGTATTAAGGACACGCTAAAACAAATCGACAATGAATATTCCGAAAAGCAAAGTAAGATATTTGCCGACAGTACGATGTTCAAAGGCGATGACAAAATCAACGGCAGCATTTTCAAGGTTATAAACTCTCAAAAGATGGGGACAGGGATGCCGTTTTTTGAGATATTCTCACCTGAATTTAGGGACACTTCCCTATTTCATAGATTAACAGAAAATTTTGCAATGTTGGAACGTGAAGTCGGCACAAGTAAAGGCGTTGTAACTGATCTAAGCACTAACGGTGCAACCGCTACAGAAATAAAGCGTGCTACATATCAGACATTTACTTTGTGCGACGATATACACACAAACACAAAGGCATATTTTGACGGATTGATGTACGGCGTTAATGTGCTGTGTAATTATTACGGTCTGTACCCCGACAGCGAATACAAAATTAATTACGATTGGTCGTATGCAATGTTAGAAGACAGCGAAACAACCTACAAACAACATGTAGAGGGCAAGTCACAGGGCGTTATTTCTGCCGTTGAGCTAAGGCAGTTTATTAAACCTGATGAAACAATAGACGAAGCAAAAGCGGCGATTGAGGATATACGCAAAAACAGCCCTACAATGTCAATGCTGATCGGTGAATAAATATGCTGACAGAAGAAGAAATCAAGGCACTTCCGAACGCCATTGAAGCAAGATTAACAGAGCTAAACAACAACGTTTTGGAAAGTCTAGGCAAGCGGATAAAGGACATCGGCGAGCTAAAGCCGAGTGACTATAAAAAACTACAGCAATTAAGCGAGTACGGCTCTGATGTTGATAAAATAACCTCCGAGCTTGCAGCTATCGTCAAGAAGAGCGAGGCTGAAATATATGCGCTGATTAACAAGGTAGCTGTTGAGTGCTATGGCGAAGTTTCGGCAAAAGAAGCGTTAAAGGCATACGGCGAAAACAAGGAACTGCAAAAATTTGTAACATCTATGGCAAAACAAACGCAAGATACTTTTGTCAATATGTCACAGACAACGGCATTTATGGTTTATGATGATAACGGCAACAAGGTTATTTCTTCCCTGTCAAAAACCTATCAGAATGTTATTGACAAAGCTGTTACATCCGTTACAACAGGCGTTACGGATTATCAATCGGCAATGCGACAAACGCTGAGAATGTTAGCTGACAGCGGATTGAGGACAAAATACAGACCGTTGCAAGGTTCAGCGGGAAAAGCTGTTGATTATGCATCCGGCTATTCACGGCGTTTAGATACGGCAGTCAGACAAAATATTTTGTGGGGCGCAAAGCAATGCAATCAAACAGCAGCTGAAATGTTGGGTGAAGAATTGAGGATGGACGGATACGAGATCAGTTACCATTCTGCTCCCCGACCGTCACATGAGGCTATGGGCGGCAGGCAGTACGCTATAGGCAAGGCAAGAAAGGTTAATGGAATTTATTATCCTAGTTTTTCTGAGGTTGAAAGCCTGTTGCAGGATTATGGTTGTTTGCATTTTAAAAATCCGATAACGCTAGGCGTTTCCGTTCCGGCGTATACCGACAGCGAGCTTGAGGCTTTGAAAGAAAACGACAGGCGCATTATTGAATTTGAGGGCAAGCAATACACACCTTATGAAGCAACTCAGGTCATGCGAAAGTTTGAAACCTCTGCCCGTCATGCAAAGGACAGACAGATCATTGCAAAGGCCGCAGGCGACGACGTTTTAAGGCGTGAGGAACAGTTAAAAATAAACCAAATTTCACAGAAATACAAGGAATTTGCCGATGCATCAAAGTTACCGACAAAAATGGAGCGCATGAGCGTTAGTGGGTATCGTAAAATAAAAACTAACCCCGAAAAATACACGGATATTCTTAAGGGTACAATAACCAAAAACAATAATAACGTCGTTTCGGTTACTAAACATTTGACACATCAAGCGTATACAAGAGGTGCGCCAATGGATTACATGAAAGAAGCATTGACAAATCCTTTAAAAATCACTAAAATAAAGACAGATTCACAAGGCAGAAGAAGCCAGCAATTTATCGGAGAACACGTTACAGTTGCATTTAACCCCGATAACGGCAATTTAACAAGCATTTGGCTAACGAGCAGCAAAAAAGCGGAGAGATTAAAGAAAAGAGGTTTTGTAAATGAAACTGACCTTTAGCGACGAGCAAAGGAAACTGTTAAATAAAATTGTTCCTAATATCAATCTAGATTCAGATTTGACAGATGATGAATTAATCGAAATGGAAGACGAGCTAGGCGATCACTTGACGTTACATTGCTTAAATGGAGACTATGAACCTAACCGTGAAGGCGTTGTATGCGAAGATTTGTTAGAAATTCTCGGAAACATACCATTAGACGCTTGATAGCAGAATAATTTTAATATCATTAGCACTTCGATTTATCGGAGTGCTATTTTTATACCAAATTTTTAGGAGTTGATTGTTTTGAAAAAGAGGTTTAAAACACCGTATGAAAAAGAATATTACAGATTGGTTAAGTTGATGAGGCGAAAAATGAGGAAATGCAAACCTGAAGATTCTGAAGCTGTTCGAGCTTACTGTAAAGAAATATTGCATTACTTTAAACGAACTGATAATTCAAGCACTTAGATTTTTTTCTAGGTGCTTTTATTATAATTTAAAATTCGTCAGATGATCAGACGTTAAATAGTCAGGCGTGCGTGCATCGATACTCACGTTAAACGGACGTAAACGCAAAAGGAGATTTTCATATGAAAAGAGAGTTTTTAAAAGGCTTAGGGCTTGAAGATGATGTTATTCAGAAAATCATTGCTGAAAACGGAAAAGACGTTCAAGCGGAAATAGCCAAAACGGCAGACATTCAAGCCAAGTACGATACCGAAAAGCAAGCGAGAAAAACGCTTGAAAGCAAAGTATCGAAACTTGAAAAGATTGACGCTGAGGAAATGCAGAGGACTATTGACGATTTGCAAGAGCAAATCAGAAAAAGGGCTGAGGCGGACGAGGCAGCAGAAGCGGACAAAGCCTTGCAGTCACGTTTCAAAGGCGTTGCCGGAGAAGCAAAATTTGTAAACAGTATTACCGAAAAAGGTATTTACGCCGAATTTAAGGACGCTGTTTCAAAAGAAGAGAACAAAGGAAAGGGCGACAAGGAAATCTACGAAGCTATCACAAAGGACAGAGACGGTATTTTCCAAAATCCGAACAACAACGTAGATATACCGCCGTCTAATCCAAACGTACCGGGGGCAAAAATGACATTGCTGGAAGCGATGAAATATAAAAATGCACACCCGGAAGCAGACATAAAAACATTAATTTAAACAGGAGGTAATTTATTATGCCGGGAATTTTTGATTCCAAAAATTTTAACGCTGAGGTATTCGGGGCGTATGTTGAAAAAACGCCTAACCTCAACAGAAACGAACTTATCAAATCGAGGGCGATTAAAACTCGTCAAGACATTGCCACAAGTTTTAAAGATCAGGTAGGAGGCAATTACGTTGTTATACCTATTACAGGACGTATCGGCGGAACTCCTCAAAACTATAACGGCTCTACGGACATTACGTCTAAAAAACTCAAAACGTACACACAGGGACGTATCGTTGTAGGACGTGCCGACAGTTGGGTTGAAAACGATTTCAGCTACGATATAACGGGCGGAGTTGATTTCCTTGAACAGGTTGGACAGCAGATCGGCGAATATTGGGATACTGTCGATCAAAACACACTGCTTAGCGTTTTGAAGGGCATTTTCGCTATGACTGGCACAGAAAACTTGAAGTTTGTAAACGGACATACTCTTGACATTTCCGCAAATACAGACGAAACAGGAAAATTCGGCGCTACAACACTTAACAACGCTATGCAAAAGGCACTCGGTGACAATAAGGCTAAGTTTACGCTTGCAATTATGCATTCAGCTGTAGCAACTAACCTCGAAAATCTACAACTTCTTGAGTACATGAAATATACCGACAAGGACGGCATCGAAAGAAAGCTTGGTTTGGCTACTCTTAATGGCAGGGTTGTCCTTGTTGATGATTCTATGCCGATTGAAGAAGTGCCAGCCGTAACGACAGCAGGCAAAGAAGCAGACGCATATATCAAATACACAACGTATGTTTTAGGTGACGGTGCAATAGAATACACCGATTGTGGCGCAAAAGTTCCGTATGAAACAGACCGTGACGCCAAGACAAACGGCGGTCAGGACACATTATACGGCAGACAGAGAAAAGTATTTGCACCTTACGGTATCTCGTGGACGGATTCAAGCATTATTTCACCTACTGACACGCAGCTTGAAACAGGTTCAAAGTGGAGTCTTGCAAATTCCAATGAAAACACAAAGGAGTATTTCCCTCACAAGGCTATCCCAATAGCAAGAATTATCACAAGAGGGTAACAAGAAACAAATTAAGAAAGGGTGATGAACTATGTATCTGGCTGAAGCAGAATACGGAGAAATAACAGGCGGTGAAACTCCGCTAGCTTACCGGGTTACGGAATACAAAATGCGAATGCTTGTCGATACATACACCTTTGGGCGGTTAAGGGATTTTGACGAAATTCCCGAAGCGGTAAAAATGCTAATGGCAGAGTTGATTGATTTGACAATAGCGCATAATTCGGGTGCTGAAGTCGCAAGTCAATCAAACGATGGTGTGAGTGTTACCTATCGGGAAAAAAGTCAAACCTACGAGGAAGAGTGCGAAAACCTGATACGTACATATCTTGACGGCGTAAAGACGGCAGACGGAACGCCGATTTTGTATTGTGGGGTGAGCTAAATGTTTGACTGGTGGGATAAAACTGTAACCATTTATCACAAAATCAAAAACAAGGACGACAACGGGCGAACAGTCACAAAATGGGAACGAACCATAGTTGACAACTGTTTTTTCGGAAACAAAACAGTACAAACGCTTGTCGGAACGGCAATAGTTAATAAAAATCAGCGTTTCATACGAATACCAATGAAATTAACTCTTTTAGTTTGCGCTGATGATATAGCTATTCTCGGTGAAATCACCGTTGATGTTCCCGACAACACCGACGCTCGAAAACTCCTTGACAGTCACGACGGATTTGTGATTTCTACAGTTAAAAATAACGCTCTTTCGCACTTTCCCCTACCGCATATTTATATCGGGGAATGATAACGTGGAAATTAAATTCAAATGCGATATTAACCCTAACAGAATTGCCGCTAAGATAACGGAAAACAAAGAGTTTTGGACGATAGCACATACAGAATGGTGGCGATTATACAAAGATTATGTACCCTTTCAAAACGGTAACCTTATGGAAAATGTGACCATTACCGAAAAAGGCATCAAACATAACGAACCGTATGCACATCGTATGTACGAGGGCGATAATTTTAATTTTCACAAAGATAAACACCCTCTCGCATCTGCCCGATGGGATGAAGCGGCAAAACCGTCACAGTTGCCGAAATTAGCCAGAACTCTTAACAGCTACATTAAATCAGGGAGGTTTAAATTTTGAATTTGTTGAACAAAAGTAAAATCGTCATGGATTGGCTAATACAATGCCCCGAAATCAAAGATTTATCTTTTGCATTTTCACAGGCTGAAAGCGGTAACAATGAGATAGTGCCGATAGCTAATGAAAGCTGGATAAAAAAATATATCGACGGTTCGGGCGTAAAAAGTTATGAGCTGGCATTTATCGCATATCAGACCTTTTCGGACGTTCCCAACTCAGACGAAAACACCGAAATTCAATTTGATCTGGAAAAAATCATGAATTGGGTTGAGGAACAAAACGAAAACGAAAATTTCCCCGGTTTACCAAATGTAGAGGAAGTAAAATGCTTGGAAAATATGCCGAATCTAAGCGGCGTAAACGAACAATGCGCTAAGTATATGTTCACAATACAAATTATTTATATGGAAAGGACGTAATTTATTATGCCAAACGAAACATTAACAAAATTGAAGAAGTACAGAACCATACCGTTTATTAAAGACGACGAAGGAGAGTTTTTGAGAATCGGCAAGTCAACCATTTTTGCGCTTTCACTCAATGCAAACGTAGTAACACAGAATTTCATCGAAGATGAAGCCCCTACAGACGAAGTTTCCTATTACAAACCAACATTGCCACAAGAGCTTGCGGCGTACAAGGGCGATCCTGCTTTCGATTTTATCTACGATATGTTCTACAATCTTCCAACTGGAACAGGGGTACAAAAGACTTTGCTTATTGTTTTTGACGGAAATATCGGGACAGAAGCTGCACTTAAGTTTAACGCATGGCAGGCAAACGTAACAGTTGTTCTCAAAGATTTTAATACGGTTGATGAAAAGATCACCTTTGACCTCAATTTTAATGGCAACATTGAGAGAGGCACGGCAACAGTATCAGACGGCAAGCCGGTTTTCACGGCGGCAGCGAAAGCGTAAGCCCTGAAACAGCCTCGTTCAGCGCATTTGCAATTAATGACGTAGACAACGAGGGCGACGAAACAGAAGACAGTACGGAAATTACAGACGATACAGATACGGAGGAATAAATAATGAAAATCACAGTAAAAGGCATGGGCTTTGATGTAAATCTATTAGATTTTGATACTGCTAAGGCGTATGAGGATAGTATAAAAAAAATAGACGATTTATCAATGAAGTGGCAGAAACCTGATGCGAATCGAAGACTAACTGATATTATATCAAAGGGTTGTAAGGTTGTAGATGAAGCTATTGACTCTCTTTTTGGCGCAGGAACAGCTAAAAAATTATTTGACGGCAAAAAAGATTTGCTAGAACACAGTAAAATTTGGTTTGAAATTGCTGGCGAAATAAAAAAAGGCTCAAAGGAAGAAACACAAGCGATTAATCTTTTAAGTGCTAAGGCTGACAGCAATGCTTAATTTTTGCTGTGATAAGCCTCCCGACAGTATACAAATAAACGGTGCGGACTACCCTGTCCGTACCGATTTTTTTGTATGGATAAAAATTTTATCACTAATTAGACAGCTGGACGGTACAGGTGACGAAATCGCCGCTCAGAGCAACGCAAACGTCATAGTGCGAATTATCTATCTAGCGTTTGAAACGCCTGAAAAAGTGGCACAGAATTGCTCCTGCGACGATATTTTGACGGCTGTCTATCAGTTCTCTAAGGGATATAACCGACCTAGCGCAGAATCAGCGTATTCATCGTCTGACGATGACCGTGAGATCGTGAATTTTGAGTATGATTTAAATTACATACTGATCGCTATTCGCAATCAGACAGGAATTGACCTGACACACAAAGGCAGAAAACCGTTTCACTGGTGGGATTTTCTACTGGAGTTTGAAACATTAGAAGAAAGGCATTACATATCACGGTTGATGAGCCGCAGAGCGTATAAGGGCAAAGACGCTGATTTGATCAAGTTGAGGGAAGCAAGCAAAATCCCTGAGGAATTTACCCGTACCAAAAGTGAAGAACGAAATGATGATAAATTTAACAGTTATTTCACATAAAAGGGCGGTGATTAAATGACAAATGACGGAAGTATTGAGATTTCTCTTACTGGGGATGCAAAAGGGTTAGAAAAAGAAATTGATAAATCGTCCGACAAAATAGAAAAGAAAATTCAAAGTGTTTTAAATGATACTGAGAAATCCGCAAAATCCAAAGCTGCAAGCATAGCCAGTATTTACAAAAAGCTAGGAGATTCTCAGTCAGATGCACTAAAAAAGGCATGGCAAAGGGTTGAAAAAGATTCTTCAGACACAAATAAACATATTAAGCAAAATGTTTCAGATACGGAAAAAGCATCTACACAATCAGCGCAAAAAGTTTCTAGCGAGGGTGAAAAGACAGGTAGCAAGGTAAAAGATGCTGTAGACAAAATTACAACATCTGTTGGCACTGCCAATAACAAAACAAATGTTCTCAAAAAATCATTAGAACTTTTAGGCTCTGCCGGAAAGACAGCCTACAATGGGCTGAAAACCACAGGCGAAGTTGCAATGAAATCTATCGCAACTGCTGCAACGACATCCGTCAGCGTAATGGGCGGTGTGGCTACTGCCGCAGTTAATGTCGGCAAATCGTTTGAATCAGGAATGTCAACGGTTGCCAGCGTATCAGGTGCAACAGGTGCGGAACTGGAAAAACTCAGGGCAAAAGCAAAAGAAATGGGCGCAACAACCGCATTTTCGGCAACACAGGCTACAGATGCCATGAATTACATGGCTATGGCAGGCTGGAAAACTAACGAAATGATTAGCGGTATTGACGGTATCATGAATTTGGCAGCTGCTTCGGGCGCAGATTTAGCGACCACATCTGACATTGTAACCGATGCATTAACCGCATTTGGCATGACGGCTAAAGATTCAGCCGAATTTGCAGATGTTATGGCGGCGGCATCGTCTAACGCTAATACAAACGTCGAACTAATGGGCGCAACATTTAAATATGTCGGCGCAGCTGCCGGAGCTATGGGCTACAGCATACAAGATATTGCGGTAGCTACGGGATTAATGGCAAACGCAGGAATAAAAGGTGAAATGGCTGGTACAGCGCTGCGAAGCACCATTACACGTTTGGCTAAACCAACAAAGGAATCCCAAGAGGCTATGGACGCTTTAGGCGTTAGCCTAACCGATTCCGAAGGCAAAATGAAGAGCTTTGGTGAAATCATGACGGATATGCGAAAAGGCATGTCTAAAATGACTGAAGACGAAAAAGCAAGCTACGCCGCTATGCTCGGCGGTCAGGAGGCTATGTCCGGACTTTTGGCGATAGCAAACGCTTCGGACGCTGATTTTGCAAAATTGACAAAGGCTATTGAGGGTTCTACAGGTGCAGCCGAAAAAATGGCTAAAGTCAAATTAGATAACCTTGAGGGCGATATAACGATCCTAAAATCAGGGCTTGAGGGCTTCGGCATACAAATCTACGAGGAAATGCAAAAACCTCTGAGAAACGCAGCACAGCAAGCTACAGACATGGTCAGCGACCTAAGCCAAGCGTTTTCAAAAGACGGTTTTGAGGGCGTAATAACTGAGGGCGGCAAGATCATATCCAATCTGCTAACTGTTGTTGCACAGAAAGCGCCTAAGATTATTGACGTAGGTTTTTCCTTTGTTGATAGCATAATCAAAGGCATACAGCAAAATTCAAATAAACTGACTGGAACTGCATTGCTGATTGTAGACAAAATAGCAGACGGCATAAAAAATACATCTGCAAACCTAATGCCGCTGGTCGGCGATTTTGCAAATGTATTTGTTCAGGGCGTATTAAAATATAAGGATGTATTTTGGTCTGTGGCATTTGACATGGTAACAGCCATAGCGCAGGGATTGTCAGATCACGCAGATGAAATTTCGGCAGGAATTGTGACGTTGATAAACAACATCGTTGCAAAAATGGATGAGATCCTACCCGTATTCATCGAAGCGGCGAGCAATCTACTGATTAATGTTTTTGAGATGTTGGCTGACAATATGCCTGATATAGCGGACAACCTGTTTAAAATGATTTCAAATATAGGCGAAACTTTGCTGGAATCGCTACCGATGCTGTTCGATGCGTTTAGCAGTTTAATTGTTTCGGTGTTTGAAAAACTTGCGGAAAATATGCCTGATATAGCGGACAACCTGTCTAAGATGATAGCAAAGATATGCGATTTGTTATCAAAAAATCTGCCGAAAATCATTGAGGCAGCAGGAAAATTTTTAGAGGCGTTTATAAATGAGCTATTAGGTCACGCTGACGAGATTTTTGACAGCGTAAGCGGCATAATATCCTCATTGTTTAACTCGTTTACAAAATTAACGCCTAAGGTAAAGACGATAGTCACGCTTATGGCGGCATTGTATGCAGCAAAAGGCGTTGCAAATGTTATCAGCGCAATAAAACGTGTGTCGGATCGTGTTACTGGTTTGTTTAAATTGATTAGTGCAAATCCTGTAGGTGCAGTAATTACAGCAGTTGGTTTACTTGCAGGTGCAGCTGTAACATTGTACACAACTCTTAATTCTTCACGATCAACTCAGTATAGCCAGTATTTAGCCGACACCAAAGAAGAGCTTGAAGAACTCTCAGCCCAAGTGGATGCCGTTAAAGAAAAATACGACGAAATGAAATCCGCCCGTGATGAGGTAGTCAATTCGAGTTCGTCCGAATTTGAATATTACGACAATCTATGGGATGAACTTCAAGGTCTTGTAGACCAAAACGGAAAGGTAAAAAAAGGCTATGAAGATAGAGTAAAATTTATCGAAGGCGAACTTAACAGAGTGTGCGGAGAAAACGGTGTCGAATGGGGCATCGCTAACGGAATAATCACTAAAAACGGCGAAGTTGTAACATCTATAAAAGATATTGAAAAAGAATTAGGAAATCTATTGATCAAGTCTCAAGCTTCATCGTTGCTTCAAGATTTAGAAAGCACTTATAACACTTCTAAAGAATCTTTGTATGGTACAGACGGTGCAGAAATTGCGTATTTTACCGCTCAAAACGAGTATAACAAAAAGGTTAAGGAATACGAAGCACTATCAGCAGAATGGGAAGAACGTCAAAAATATTTAAACGAACAGTACCAAAAATGTATAGAAGAATATGGCGAAGAAACTGGTTCTTTGAGATACACCTATATTGCAGGTGCAGATTTCGTTTCAAAGGTAACTGGAGAAACCTACGCAGGTTCAAAAGGTTATGAAGATGCTGTAAATGAGCTTTATGCAGATATTTGGGGCAAAACCAAAGGGACGGTAGAAGAAGACGAGAAAAGCTTTGAATCAAAGTTAAAAAACGCAGAAGACGCATACTACGGACATCTGCAAAACATTCAACAGTATTCCGATTTAAACACCGCTATTTTGAAAGATGATACTGAGGCTATGAGTGCTGCAATAGATAACATCACCTACGACTTTAAAACAGCCAAAAATGCGAGCAAAGAACAGCTACAAAAGCAATATGACGATTACGACAAAGCAATCGCTGATTTGAACGAACTCGCCGCAAACGGTTACGACATTGACGAAGAAACGCTGAAGAAGTACACGGAAATGCGTAAAGGGGCGAAAGAGCAGCTAAGGCTTATGATTGACGATTACGAGGAGTATCTTGAATGTCTTTCGGAAGCCGATCAGCTTGCCGAATACAAAAAACAGGCAAAAGCAATTTACGAAGCTTTCTTTAATGACGAAGACGGCAACGGCGACGGTTGGGGCGCAGAAATAGGTACATCTTTGTTTGACGGTATTATCGCAGGACTGCAAAAGTCGTCAAGCATGAAAGATCAGAATCTTGCTATGGTTTTAGATACGCAAGTCCGTCAAGCAAGAAAAGCCTTAGGCATTAATTCCCCATCTAAAGTCACAAATAAGATGCTTGGCGAACCGATGGGACAAGGCGTAACCGTCGGAAATGTCAAAGCTATCAAGGAAGGTGCGAAGGAGGTTGAGAAAGCTCTCAGCGATGATCTCATAAATCCTTTGAGTAAAAAATCCTTTACCCTCTCCTCTAGCGTTATTTTAGCAGCACAGCAAGCAACAAGAGCAACGGCACAACGAGCGGCTTCGAGCGTTACAACTACTAATATCCATAATATAACCAACAACGCATATCAGCAGACACAGCAAACTAGCGGCGACAGGTATGTGCAGGAAAGCATTATTTCTTTTGAGCGTGGCGTGAATGATCTAGTTGATTTCCTTGCACCTAAGATCGAAACGAGAACACGCAGAGTAGGAAGAAAGGCGGTGGCTAAACTTGGCTAAATCTACATTGTTTTATTTGGACGGTGAAAGTTTTGAAGTAAAGCTAGTAGGTATCACACGAAGCGTATCAAACGTATTACAGTATGACACGCAATCCCCTGTTGACGGAGTACGTCACCGCCATGTTATGGGCAAATACATAGAATATACGCTAACATTCCCCGAGGTAATCCCTGAAGGAATGGAAAGCGAATATGCTAGGCTATACGACAAATTGACGGAGCTGAAAGACTGGCTTACTGTAAAACTGCCGTTTAATAATGCCCTGCTGACGTTTGAAGCAAGTATTGAGGACGGCGTTACCGATAATCTGATACGCCGCAGAAACGGTAATTATCAATGGGGCGGTTTAACGTTTATACTGAAGTCAAGAAAACCGTATATCACCGAGTAGGAGGCGTTATGAGAGATTATTACATAATTGCAGGCGAAACCGCTGAAATATCATCAATCGCAACTAGTGGCATGGAATACGGTATAGCCAGCGAAATATACAACGGCAATATCAAATCTAAAAAAACGGCTACAGCTGAACTAAACACAACGGTTTTAGACGGAACATACGATTGGTATTCGGACGATATGAAAGGGATAGGAGCGTGGAGCAAGGTTGCCGACAGTAACGGCAACCTTTCCCCACAACCATCTGTCACCGTTACCTTTGCCGAAACCGTTAGTTTAAATTCTTTTAGGCTGTTTTTTGGCGATACATACCCTGTATCATATTCAGTCAGATTTTTAGATGCAAACGGAACGGTGCTAGGGACAAGGACTGAAATGGCAAATATTATTGAATACAGCGGCGTAAAAACAGTAGTAATAACCATTCAGAAAATGAAACCACATCAACGTTTCAAACTGGCGGAAGCGATATTCGGTACAGATTTAGGCGTTTTTACGGCATCGTCTATTTCGGCGTGTAACATAACCGCCGAATATTCCCCGATAGCTAATGAAATACCAATTGACAGTATGGAATTATCGTTAGTATCTGACAGCATGACATATAGCGTGTATAATCAGTCGTCAAACATAGCAAAAATACTAAAAAACGGTACAAGGCTTCGCCCGTTTGTTACGGATAACGACGGTACAAACCAATTAGGCGAATTTTATATTACTGACATTGATTCAGGTGCAGGCTCGGAGTGCTATATCGTAGCCGAAAGCTATATGCAGCGAATAAACGATGTGGAATGTGATCCTGCTAAAATGTATAATTATCCGTCATTGTGGTACAAACAAAGTGGCAGAAAAATAACAGGATATGCTAGGCGCAATTATAAAGCGTGGCAGATATTAGACATAATCGGTCTGACCGATGAACACCGAACCAGCGTGAAAGACACCTGCTGGAGTGTTAATAATAGCCTGTTGTATAGCGCCAGCAGCAGTAATTGCCGTGAACTGTTGCAAAGTGTGCTGCTGGGGCAAGGTGCTACAACATATATGCGCAAAGACGGTAAAACTGCGTTGATGTCTACGGTAAAAGCCCTTGAGGGTACAACATCGCACACGCTAGACCACATTGTAGGCGATCTGAGCGTTACGAAAACAGAACCTATAAACGCAATTGTTATCAGCAGTTTAAACTATTCTAGTATGTTCTGTACCCGAAAACAATATTCATCAACTGACGACGATTTCAATTTAGAATACAATTCCAAAATCGGAAATGTTGAATATTCTATTACCTTCAGCGAAAAATTCTTGCCATGTGCTGTCAGCGTTTCGGTTTCAGACGCTGACACGGCGACAGGTACATCTATTGCACGCAAACGATTTACACCGATAGCCAGTACCATTTTTCCGACACCTGAAAATAATACTGCCAATAGTGGTTTTTATGTTTTATCCGACGATATAACATACGGAAAAATGACAATGGAAATAGCGCAATCCAAAAAACTAGATGCAAACGGTGAAGATGTAACTATTCACGTTGAGGGCTTAGAACGGTTTGAAATGAACGAAATGTCTGATTTTGAAATAAAGTTTTCGGACGGTGATAATAAACTGGCTATAAATATCCCCGATTTCAAAGCTGACATGAACAACATCACAGTCGCATGGCAAGCCTACGTTGCTAAAAATATCGAAGTTAATTTTGAAACAGAAAAAACAATATGGATTGGCGAAAATGTTACGCTACCGATAATCTATAAAAATTACGGTGCAACATCGGGTTACAAAAAAAATGTTACTGCAAGTATTGTCAGCGTAAATATTGACCTGTGTACAGGTATCACCAGCGCAAAGGGGGTTGTATCATCATGACGTTTAAAACTGACTGGCTACCTACTGATACATACGATGTTAAAACAGATTTTGTCCGTATATTCGGCAACGCCGCCCAATTAATTACAAATCAGACATGGGGCAATTTATCTAATAAAACATGGGGCAATTTATCAACAACAACGTGGGGTTCGCCCGGAAGCAGCCCGTATTTATTAAAAACAGATTGGGAATATTCCGACGTTATAAAAAAATCATATTTTACTGATTTAATAAACGCCATAAATTATTTTATCTTGCGGACGTTGAAACGCCCCGATATGATGATTGACATCGGCAATATAACACTTAGCGCACGATTGTTAAATACGATAGAACGGACGGAGGAAAAAATCTATGAAGTATACAAACAAACACAATTTTAATTTACCTGAATCGGCTGATAATGTAGATATTGCAAAAATCAACAAAAATTTTCAAAAAATCGACGCTGATTTCCTGACAGATCACCCCGACATTACAACAGACTCTCCTCAAAACCCATCCACAGCATCGCTGGGCTATGGTGGAAGAATAGTGGTTGTAACCAACATGGATCGTGACAGTAACGGTCATGTCACTAATTTTGAAATAAAATTACTAAAACTGCCGGAAAAACCAAATGCAAAAAACGTAGTTGCCCCAGCACCTAGTATGCCGATAAATTCACCCGGTGACACGGTTTACCTAAATCATGTTGTAGACGGTGAAGTAGCTTCTTCTCACCTTATTACGGGGGGCGGAGGCACAAAAGTTAAATCGCATAGCAGCGGTTCTGGTACGATTGATGGCGTGATAGAAATTACATCATCCTGTGCAAACACAGGCACATTTACGCACGATACGGCAAACATGACAATTGATACAGGTTTTACCGATACGCCTAAAATGTTTAAACTGTATTACTACGATTCCGGCGAAAACACAGTAAAACCAGCTGTGGAATGCCGTCCTGAACTGGACGCACCGTTTAATTTAATTAATCATTCGGGATTGCCTATCAATAGTGTTGACTTTGAGGGCGGCACGGCTACAATAGATGCAGCCACATCAACAGGATTGTCTATGATGTGGGAAGCGTACATTTAGGGGGGGTGATATAATGATCGAAGCAATCATAACGGGAGCTGTAGCGATAGCTGTCTGTATGTTAAACAACTATTTTCAGAACCGCAAATCTACTGCATTGATAGAATATAAAATTGATGAGTTGTCTAAGCGAGTGGACAAGCATAACAGTCTTGTTGAACGTACATATAGATTAGAGGAAAGCGTTTCGGTGATAGAGGAAAAAATTAAGGTAGAAAATCATCGGATAGAAGATTTGGAAAACGAAAGGAAGTAATTAACATGAAAATCACAAAGGGAACATTGATCAGAACGGTTGTTTTATTGTTAGCGTTGTTAAATCAGATACTATCGATTTGCGGCGTATCGCCTATACCTATTGACGACGATACGGCAACTAATGTTATCAGTACGCTGTGGACGGCTATTGCATCAATAGTCGCGTGGTGGAAAAATAACAGTTTTACACAGGACGCAATTTCGGCAGATACATATTTGACGGAACTAAAAGAACAGGACATTGACGAACCGCAGGGATAGAATATGACAATAACATTAGACGAAAAATATAATGCTAAAACGGATTCCACTACATTAGGCTATGTCGGCGAAACAAACGCACGGATAATCACGTTTGTGGGGTATCAATGCGAGGACGCAGACAGCTACAAAATGCGTTTTAAATATCCTGACGGTGTGACATATGATGTGGATATTTCAGACGGTACATATACGATAGACGGCAGTATATTGCGGCGTGTAGGAGAATTACATGTACAGATTTTGGCTTGCCGACACAACGGGGATACATACGACTATGTTAAAAAATCAAATATCCTAACATTGCAGATAGGTCGGTCATTAAACGGTGGTGTATCGCCAGTCCCGACATACGAGCAATCGGTCGGAACACTAGAAAAACTGTTTGAAATAGACAAAAAAATTGATAATTCAGCGAAAGCATTAAACGAAGCGATTACCGCCGCAAACACAGCAAAAAATGATTTGCAGACCGCTACAAGTGCGGCGAATACTGCAATAGCGGCGGTCAAAACATCAACTGCCGATGCAAATACGGCAAAATCAGATTTAGATACAGCGACTGCAAATGCAAATATAGCGCAATCAAATCTTTCTGCCGCAAAATCAGCAGCAGAAACAGCGTTGTCAAATCTGAATACTGCCATTGCACAGGCTAATACGTCTGACAGCAATTTAACAGCAACGATCAGCAACGCAGAAACAGTTAAAACTCAGCTATCAGATGTTATAGCAAATGCGAATAGCATGAACACTACATTGGCAGAAACTATTTCGACTGCAACTGATTTGTATACATCGTTGTCGGCGGAAAATGTAACGGCGACTGAAAATATATCCAAGTTGACAGAGGAAAACGCTAAGGCTGAAGGGCTGTATATGAAAGCTGACGGTATTGTTTGTAAATCAGAGGGATCAGCAATAGTGCTGACTGACAGTTTGGATTTACCGTTTAACGGGCGTATTTTCGGGCGGTCGGAGCAGTTCGCTACGACAGGAGCGCAACTACTAAACCCTGAAGGTTTGCCAAACATGTCCAAATTCAATGGGGTTATAATAACAATTAACGGCGACGGGAGTATTACATTAAACGGTACACCTACCATAACGGATGGCATAATTTTTACAATCTACTATGACGAATATATAGATTTATTAGTCGACGGTAATACATATACTGCCAATTCAGACTGCCGTTTAGCTATTGTGGAAAACGATAAAAAAAAGTATGCAACTAAAATCACGGTAAATAAATCAACTATAACAAGCGTAAAGCCATATATACAGATTACTGTAGCTGATTACAAAAACGGAATGGCGATATATCCGATGCTAAACGAGGGTGATACTGCTATGCCGTTTGAACCCTACACAGGCGGCATTCCATCTCCCAATCCCGACTATCCGCAAGAAATCGTCAGCGTGGGCGGTAACGGAAACATTGACGTAGACGTACGGGGCGGAAATTTGTTTGATGCACAAAAAATTGTGCCTAATTCCGGATCAGATGTATCAGCTACGGCACAGGGAGCAAGATTGGAACTGATCAACAATACGGGCGGTCAGTACAAATCTATGTATTATGCGATTGACAGGGATTTTTCCAACATCGAATTAACGCTATCGGCGAATATTACTGCATCAGGAAACGCTGACGGCTGTGTATCCGTCCGATTTTATTCGAACGGTACAGAAATAAACGGTTATCGCAGTAGATTAGATTTATACAATAGCGGCGTAAAAACAAAAAACGCACCTGCTGGTACTGATAGAATCCGTATTGTTGTGTATTCATCATATCAAAAAAATGCAAATGTGGGTGATACTGTTATTTACGACAATATCATGTTAAATATAGGTTCGGCGGCGTTGCCGTATGAACCGTACAAACATCAATCTGTAACGCTATCTACCCCTAACGGATTGCCCGGAATACCTGTTGACAGCGGCGGCAACTATACCGATGAAAACGGGCAGCAATGGATTTGCGATGAAATTGATTTAGGGCGTGGGGTGTATGTGAAACGGATAGATGTTTTAAACATAAAGGACGCAACATGGGGTGACACATGGAACACGGTAAATACCCTATTTCATGATGATAAAACCACTATATTCAATTTTTTGAACGGTAAAAAATATCGTGGAAATGTCGGGTTTTGTAATGCTTTTACTAATGTCACGTTGTCAGACGAAAAAATCGGATTTTCCACCAGCCAAGGCAACGGTGCGTTAGGCGTCCGTGTCCCGAATGAATTGGCGGATGATCTGTCAAAATGGAATGAATACATACAGAACAACGATATTGTTTTTGTGTTGTTACTAAAGCCGCAGTATTATTCTGAAACACCATTATCCGTCGAAGAAATATCGGCATACAAATCATTGCACACAAACAAACCCACAACGACTATAACCATCAGCGACAGCGCACACATGGCGGTCAGCTACACAGCAGACACAAAAACGTATATTGACAATAAATTCAACGAATTAGCAACAGCCATAGTAGCGACGGGAGGTGATACATAATGTTCAGTATTCACGATTTTATAATGAAAACGCTAAAAGGCATGATCGGGCATTATCCCGATTTTCAGGTACAGGAATATGCCCTGAACTGGTATTCACGGGGCAAAATTGCCGAAAGCGATCTAGAAGAAATACAGTCTGCTATAGACAGTCAGTATATCAAAGAAAACGAAGAAATTGCAGAGGAGGAATAAGTTATGAGTAACAGCAAATTGGTAAACTATACACGGCTTTCACCGAACTGCAATAAGCCGAGGAATCATAAGATCGACAAGATCACAATACATCACATGGCAGGTAATTTGACGGTAGAACAGTGTGGCGCTGTATTTGCGCCAACGTCAAGGCAGGCGAGCAGTAACTATGGAATTGGTTCTGACGGCAGAGTAGGGCTTTACGTTGACGAAGCGAACCGTTCGTGGTGCAGCTCTAACGCTGCCAATGATCACAGGGCAATTACTATCGAGGTAGCTAATGACGGCGGTGCGCCTAATTGGCACGTCAGCGATAAAGCTTTGGCGAAGCTTATTGAGCTTTGCGTGGACATCTGCAAGCGCAACGGAATCAAGAAACTCAATTATACGGGTAACACGTCGGGCAATCTTACAATGCATAAATGGTTTGCCGCAACAGGCTGTCCGGGACCGTATCTTGAGAGCAAGTTTAAATACATAGCGAACGAGGTGAACAAGCGGCTTAACGGCGGTACATCTGCTGCAAAGACAAATACATTTAAATCCTACAAGGTGAAAATCACTCACAAGGACGGAATGAATGTAAGGACCGGTGCAGGTGTAAATAATGCTATTGTCAAAGGCGTTACTGCAAAGTACAACACGATTTACACTATTGTTGCCGAAAAGGTCGTCAGCGGACAGGTTTGGGGCAAGCTCAAATCAGGAGCAGGCTGGATTTGCCTTACAGGGTTTACTAAGAAGGTATAGGAGTTTGAGTTAAATAGGCAAAAGACCAGTCAATTTTCAAGGACATAACGCCTGCGAAAGCGGCAGTCGGTACAATAAAGGAAAAATCTTATGTGGTTTTGAAGAAATGGACGATATCGACCAATAATAATGGCAGTACGGCTATCTGAGGATACTGTATTTGTTAGCCTAAGGGCAAAAAAAGGAGCTAATCCCGATAGTTGGGGTTAGCTCTTTTTTTGTTTGACATTGTATGATATAAATTACGGTGTAATAGTCGGTGTAATAGGATCCAAAAATTAAAAATCACAGACAATTATTCAGGCATAATAAAAACCCCCCGCAAGCTATTGCTTACGAGGGTTTGGCGGAGAAGAAGCGATTTGAACGCTCGCGCCCCTTTCGAGACCTACTCCCTTAGCAGGGGAGCCCCTTCACCACTT